CAGCGGCTTGACATACCCGTCATAAATCCAAAAACCGCTGCTACTCATCCAGATCGCGGCAGTATCAATGGCCGCCACCGACTGAGCCGAGATCAGGCCGCAGCCACTGCCGGCCTTCTCAAAGCCGTAGATGAATGGTGCGCCGATGTAGTTGGCCGTATGCACATCCACATCGGTAAACAGCAGGTTGACACCCTTGACGCGCTTGCCGGCCATCAGGCTGCCAGGTGTGGTCAACTCAAAGTCCCCCGCCTGATTCGTGGACAATGGCGTCCAGACTGTATTGTCCTCTTGGTCACACCACTGCACCTTGCGGGGGTTGCCACCAGCGCCAAGGGCAAACAGGATGCGCTCGGCAGTGACCAAAAGAGCCTTGTTGCCTGTTGGTGCGTTGGCAATCACCGCCGCCAGTGTCGGCGTGGCAAAGCCAAGCTGCCACTCGTAGAGCTTGCCGTCATGGTTTGAGCAAGCCACCAAGTACTCACCCCAAGTGTCCAAGCTCCATGTGGTGGCCGGAATGATTGAGCCGGTGTCGGGCCTTGGAACACCATAGCCAAAGTTGCCGTAGGTGTTGCTTCCGTAGCCGACATTAATCTGTGCGCTGGCGTAGCCAGTGCTGAAACTTGTTGGCGTGATGTCTTTGAGTGTGCCGGCCTGATTCATCGCAAACAGCTTGGAGTGCGTACCCAATCCAATGAATCGGGTGTTGCTGTTGTCGCGCCAAGTGATGATGGCACGGCATGATCCTGTCACAGCAGAGGCTGAACGGGTGCGCCAGCCCAGCACTGGCCGCAGCGTGTTCTCGTACCAGCGCACAAGGCTGGCATCGTGCCACCGCCCAGCAGCTTGGTACTCTGTGCCGTTTCTGTAAACACCTGGTGGAATTTTTATTGGGATGTACATAATCAGATTGTCGGTAGGTTGGAGACAAAAGACACTGTAGCAATGACACTTGGCACTGCTGGCCGTGTCGGGCTGGCGCTGGCCGCAAAGTGCTCAATGCTGCCAGCCACATTGTCAGTGCGCCAGACAATCTGCACATAGTCATCTTTGGCCAGGCTGACAAAAAAGTTCAATGACGCTATCAAGTGACTTGGGTCGCCTGATGATTTTCTTGGGCCTAGATGAAACCGGCTGTTAGAGTCGGCAATGTTCGTGCCGTTCTTGCGAAACCAGATGTCAATATCAGCACCATCATTGTCTGTATTTTTAAGCTGCACCGAAAACTGGATGTTAAAGATGCCGTCCATCGCCACCGCAAGCTGGCTACCGCTTTGCAGAGTAACGCCATTTGAAAAGTCTGTCGTGCTAAAGGCAATTGGGTAGGCCGTGGTGGTGTTAGCCGCCACTTGGTCGGTGTTGTCCTGAAAAGCCCCATGCGGGTTGTTCATAAACTTGCCGCCCTGTGGGCCAAACAATGCGCCCAAGGTGCTGATGAGTCTGCGAAAGTAGCTGTTTAGCGCACCATTGTTTTCGGCAAAGTACCTGCGCTCATACGCTTGGGGCGCAAAGCCCAAAGAGGGTATAGACGGAACTTCTAACTGTTGCTTGACATTGGCCATGAGGTGATTATTTCACCTTATGCGGTCAAAACACCAAGTGCCGTGTTGATGTGCGCCACCCTGTCGGCCAAGCCGATCACGCCGCCGTTGATCTTTTTTGTCATGCCTGTAAAGTCTTTGGCGTCTGCCTCTTTGTTTAGGCCGCGCTTGTTCCAGTACCAAGCCGCTGTCAGGGCTGCATATTCTTTGGTCAGCACAAGGTCAGGGTCTTTGACAAAATCCACCCCCAAGGAATCTGAGGCCAGCCGGTAGTTGTCTTTGCCAGTCAACTGGATCAGGCCACGGCCACGGTACTTCCAGCCATCGCCCTCATCTAGGTTGCCCATCCGGCCAGAATAGACCTTGTTGGCTATCTTCTCAGGCTGGCGGTGAAATGGCTGCGCCTCGGCTTCAGACGGGAATCGGCTGGGCCATGTGGCGTTTAAGCCCTTGGCGCTGTAGTTCAGGTTTTCTTGCAGGGTCTTGAAGTTGGCCGACTCATGGGCGCACTGGCCGATAAATGCCGCTTGGCGTTCTGGTGTGTTGATCTCAAACCTCGTAAACGCTGCCGTCAGTGGCTCAAGCCATGACGGGTCAATGTGCATTTCGACAAGCTGGTCTTCGGTCATTTCACTGGCCCTGCCTTAGAGAGTAAATCGGTCTTGGCTTGTGAGCCAGCGGATGATCCAAAGTAATAGGCAATGATGCCCGTCCATGCCGTGCCAAGGCTGCCCAGCATCATCAAGATGGCAGGGTTGCTGTCATCTAGCTTGTTGAAAAACATCAGCGTCATGATGGCAAAAAAGCCGACAGTGACAGAGCCAGCCAGTAGCGGTGGCATCAGGCTGCGGGTGGTGGCCTGCATCTCCCGCGCAGACTTCCTGTCCTCGACCTCTAGCTTTTCAAAGTTGAGGCCAAGCTCTTGCGCTTGCTTTTGCAGTTCGATCTCGGCAATCTTGACTTGAGCAATCTGCTCGGCCGTCAGCTTGTTGTTGGAGATCAGGTCGCCCACCTTGTCAGGGTCAACACCAATGGCCTTGGAGATAGCCGACACTGCCATGCCGGCCAGTGGGCCACCCATTGCCGTGGCAATCGTTGGTGCAATTTGTTTAAGCCAATCCATTACTGTTTACTCCTTGAAAGCATTGTTGCTGCAATTTGTAACATGGCGCGGGTGCTCTCCATGTCTTCAGGCTGGCTAGCCCAGCCGACTGTGATCTGTCCGACAAAGCGCCCTGGCTCTGGTGGCACTGAAATACGGCATGTGTACGCCACACCCCTTGCTATGTACCACAGACCCATTTCGCTTTGTGCTGAACGATATTCTCCGCAAGGAATCTCGTTTGCCATCAACTTAATAACATCTGCATTGTTGGCTTGGTTCTGGCTAAACAACCCTACATCCAGCCCATCGTTTGTTTTGTCCCGTCCATTCTTCCCATAAGCCCGATGCAGGATGCGAGTGCCAAACATTGAATTGACTTTGAAGACCGCCACCACCAGCGCACCAGACTGTTTGAACAGATGCGCTGCCGCATCCTCCACCCGATCCTCTGCAATGCTGGGGATCTTTCTTGACTCCTTGTAAGCGCCAATTAGCAACTCTTGGTTTGTATATACAAAGTACCCTGCAAAGGTAAGCACCGCCATCAACACCATTGCGAACAACCGAAACGGGCTGGACACATAGGCCAGCACCTTGTCAACTAGGTTCAGGCGTTCATCAGTTGGCATCAGCAGCGGCCTCCGCATTCCTTTATCACCTCAAAAATCAGCCAGCCTAAAAATCCCAGAAGCGCACCTAGCACTAAGACCATGAGAACAAGCGTAGTTAGCTCATCAAGCTCCTTCTTGCGCCTCTCTGCCGCCTCGCGCTCACGCCGTGCATCATGCGCCGCCTCTTTGTCAATGCTGGCAGCACGGGCCACGATCTTGGCCCAGACATCCATCTTGTTTGGAAAGAATAGAGCCTTAATCTGCTCCTCAAATTCTCTGGCCTGTTCCAGTGCAAGCTCTAGCTCAATGGCCTTGCCCATTGAAGAACCTTTAAAGCCCTTGGTCTTGGCCTGTTGAAGAACCTTTATGCCGTCTGCCTTGGCTGAGAAGAACTGGCCAAGTACGGGGCCGAGGGATTCTAAATCCTGCACGGTTTTCGCGGCCGTCTTTACTAGCTTCACAGCTGAACTGATGGCGAGTAAGCAGGTTACGGGATCCATTGGCTTTGTACCTCTGAAACTTTTTTAGGCTCTGGCTTACCTTTTTCCCGCCACTTTAAACACCAAACCAAGAGCCTATCAGATGACCATGACCACCTGACGCATTCATAAACTGGGGCCGGTGCTTGCGCCACTGGCGGTGGTGGCGGCAGCGCGTCCATGATTACATAAGGATTTTCTTTAACATCTCGGCAGCAAAACCTGGTCCGAGCAAAGTGACCGCAATCAGCGCGTAAAGGATGTACTCAATGCGGCTCATGCGCTTGCTGCCTGATTCAAAGCTCTTTTGAATGGCCTCGTACCTGATCGCGCAAATCTCTTCGTGCGTGGCTAGCTTGGCGTCCGTTGCGTCTATTTGGTTCATGCCGCCGCCCAAGGAAGGCCGTCAAGCACCACAGGTGCAGCCAAGGCAGCAAGCTGTGCATCAAGTGCGGCTTCCATTGCCGTCATGTCCAGCGCCGCGCCAAGCCATGCAAGCACATTGGCCTCAGTGACATTGGCAAACGGGATAACTGTGTCGCCAGCAGTCAGGCCAATAGAGCCATAGCTGGATGCTGTGTGCTCACCAGATGTCTTGGATGCGCTCCAGTGGACTGTGGTGATGATGCCGGTTGAGGCTTCGCGGTTGAGTTGGTTGATCGTGAGTTCCATGGTTGTTCCTTTAGGTTAAATAGATTCAAGTGCTGCTACACGAGCGCGTAAAGATTGAACTTCTTTAACAAGCATTGGGACTAATTTGGAGTAGTCCACAGCCATCATTTCTTCTGTATCAGTGGGTTGGTGTACTGCCTCTGGTGCAACAGTCACAAGTTCTTGAGCAACAAAACCCGCACGCTGATGTGAGCCATCTGATTTCCAATCGTAGCTACGCACTTTAATGGAATCAATAACGCTACCAAACGCAGGAGAGTCAACAATGTTTTCTTTTAAGCGTTGGTCAGATGTGATGTTGTAAAGTGTTGCAGAACCATTGGTAGTAACAGAACCAACAATACCATTTGGATTAATAAATAAAATTTGGTTAGATGTACCAGTTGAGCCTGTTTCACTATGTATAACTGTATTAGACGCATTAAAGAAAACTGCTCTTGAAGAATATGTATTGCTTGTGGTGTTCACCAGCAAGTTACCGCTGGAGTCGATACGGGCGCGTTCTGATGCATTAACTACAAACTGCAATGCAGCAGAACTAGCGGCCTCAATGACTGAAGTGGTGGCACTGGCATAGATAGCCATGTTGTTGCCAGCAGCAACACCAAGACGCAAACCACCACCAGTACTTCCACGAACATCAACAGTTGTGTAACCAGAGGTAATGTCATCAGGCGAACTAGTCCCAATCCCCACATTGCCGCTGGAGTCGAGTGTCATCGCCTGCGTGAAGCTAATTGCGTTACCTGCTGTGCCTGAACCCGCTACAGACCAAGCATGTTGCCCAGCGTTTTGTTGATAAAGACTTGCGCTTCCTGTGCCGTAATATTTCCATGCGCCTTGGTAGTAAGCGTTACTTGCTAAAGCGGTGTTATTAGCCCCAAGACCACTTAAAGATGCGCCATCAATTTGAAAAGACGCGGTAAAGGTATCCCACGGGCTAGGAGTAACGCCCAAACCTAAATTTCCCGAACTGTTAATTCTGGCTCTTTCTACCCCGCCTTCAGCAAAAGCAATGGTGTCAGCGGCAGGGAAGAAGATGCCTGTGTTGGTGTCTCCATCGTTGGTGATAGATGGTGCAGCGGCAGATCCATCTGCAAACTCAATAACTGTTGCCGATCCAGTGACGCTTAAAGTACCAGCCACACTCAGCGTCTTACCAGAGCCGACATTCAAGCCAACACTTGTACCAGTGCCGTTGGCGGTGAAGATCGCGTCCACCGAGTCCAGGTCGGTATTGATCTTTGTACCCCAGGTGTCTGTCGATGCGCCTACCTCTGGCTTCGTCAGCAGTAGGTTGGTGGTGGTGGTATCTGCCATGCGTTACTCCTAAATAGGTGTCCAAGTCTCTGAATTATCAACGATTGCGACCCAAGTTTCTGCACTGTCGCTGATCGGTGTGTAAGTTTCTGCGCTGTCCGGTATCGCGCCCCAGCCAAAGCCAAAGATGATGCCGACAGACCCTGTGGCGTTGTTGCCTGTCAAGGCAATCGTGATGATATTGCTGACACTGCCAACTGATCCCGTTGCGCCATTACCCGTGATTGCTTGGAAAGTGATGACCTCGCTCGGCATCGTTTCCACAGCACCCGTGGCGCTGTTGCCTGTGACCGCCTTCGTGCTGGTGACGCTGACAGAGCCGACAGAGCCTGTGGCCGTGTTGCCGGTGGCAGCAAATACAAGACTCGGGGTAACGCTGCCAACTGCCAAAGTCGCCGCATTGCCGGTGACTGCTTGGCTTGATGCTGCCAAGACCGAGCCGACAGCGCATGTGGCCGCATTGCCGGTGATGGCAGTGGATACAGTCAGACCGACTGTGCCGACATTGCCTGTGGCAATCGTTCCGTCTTCTTGGACAGACCTATCGGCCAGCAAGTTACCAGCAGCACCAGTCGCCTGGTTGCCACTGATGACAACATTGCCTATGCCATAAGCACCAAGGCCGTAGTAGCCCGACCCATAAGCAGCCATGCTGCTGCCCCTTTAAGCCAGCCGGATCAGGCCGGTGCTGG